GAGCGGATGGGCGCGGCCCGCCCCGGCTCCGCGTCGGTGAGCCGGTCGGAGTAGCGGGCCCCCTCGAGCCCCGTGATCGACACCGCGGTGACGTCGCCGACGGCGAGGTAGGTGTGCAGGGCGGCCTCCACGGTGCGCGGCGCGGCGCCCGTGTTGCGCAGGGACACCTCCAGGCTCAGCTCCTCGCCGATGCCCACCTCGTAGAGCAAGGACAGGCCGTCGTGCTCCAGGGCGAACAGGGCGCGCACGCCGCCGTCGCGCACGGAAGAAGAAATACAGTCGTACTCGCCGCCTTCGGCTGGGCCGTAGGCAATCTCGGCATGGCTGTATTGGCCACGAGTGAGAATGCGGGTCAGCCAGTCGGTGGCTCGGGCACACCATACGCGCCAGCCGGAGCCGTCCCGATGGCCTTTATAGAGAGCTAGGTAGTATCGTGGTTTCATGATTACGCCTCCTCCAGCTCGGCGGCGGGCTGCTCGTAGTTGGCCGTCCAGCCATCGCTGTAGTCGTATTTCAGTGGGTTTTCAGCTTTTTCCATCGCCGCTTTGTGGCGTTCGGCGTTGGCAAAGTCGGCCTGCTCGTCCACCAGCATCTGCTCCATCAGCTCACCCAGCAGGGCTTTGGTCATATTCACAAAGCTGTTGTCCATCGTTTTCCAAGGCAGCTTTTCAGGTAGCCTCGGCATGACTGCCAGCGCGATATATTGTGTGCGGCTGTTGTCGTCCGTGTGAAACCATTTGCCTGCCGATTTGACGTATACCCCATGTCGCAGGTTATCGGCACGTTTATCCTTAATGCGCTCCCACATCTCATCCTGCTGTTCGGCTTTGAGCCGGGCGGCGCACTCGGGGTCGAGGTGCCACTGCTCGCCATCCCAAGTGCTGGATGAGCAGGGCGGCTGCTCGGCCAATACAGGCTTGCCGTTTTTACCCGGCATAATCACTTGCCCTTGTGATTGCCCGGCGAGCAGTGCGGCGTGCTGCTCTTGGCTAATCTCTACTGCGTCTTCAGGTAGCCTGCTGTGGATGGCGCTGTCGTAAAACGCCTGATTGGTTTTTGAGTAATAGATAGTCATGTTTGCTCCCGTTAATATCCAATAGCCACCCAATGCACGGTTTTGCTGCCAGCTATACCGTTTTCGGAGATACCGACGTGGCAACCGGTTTTGGTAATTTTGCCGGCATGGGCGGCCAGCACATATGAGTAGGTAACTGCACTCTCAAAAATCACAGTGGCTTGCACATTGAGGCAGGCGTTCGGAAACGCCACCGGAAACACCACCGGTAAAAAGCCGTCGTCCGGCACTTGCAGCGATCCCCACTCCAAAATCAGCTCGTTCGCCATTTTCTGGTAGCCTGTTGCGGCTTTTTGAGCAGCAAACAGGTTACCGACCGCCTGAGCAAAGTCGGTGATGTCAGCGGCACGGTGGGTGTGGGCTTTTGGAGCTACCTCATCGCGGTTGGCCTTGCGCTGTATATCTGCCGCCAGCGTGGCGGCATCCAGCGTGCCGGCATTGGTTACTTTGCCAAACGCCTTAATCCACATCACCACATCATCTAGGCTGTTTTGAGCCTTAATGCACAGCACCATCGCCAAGGCTTTAGGGCGTACCTCGTCGGCTGTGGGGACAGAGCGGGAAGCGTCAAATACCACCCGTTTTTGGCGGTTGGCATGGTCGTCGTTTGAGCTCTTAAACGTTGTATTTACGCCATCGTCCAAGTCTGTGGTAAACGCCCCCTCGGCTTTGGTGTAGAGCGTGTAGCGATAGCTGCCGTATAGTGCCTCCAAGCTGCCCTTGATGTTACGGATGGCATCGCCCTGTTGCGTGCCCACCGTGAGGCTGCCTGAGGCGTTGCGGATAAAGCGGTCTTCGGCCTTGGGCACCGCATCGATTGAGCCGTACTGCGCTACCAGCTTGCGGTAGAGCTCTGGATAGGCGGCCTGCGTTACCCTAGTGGCAATCTCGTCGTACTTAATCCAGCCGTCCGGGATGTCGTCAAAGGCAAAATAGGCGGTCATGCCGATGTCGGAGCGCGTGAGGTTGGGCAGCCTGTTGCCGCCCAATACGCGATACAGGTCGGGATAGGTAGCCTGGGCAAAGGTGCTGCCGTCGGCTTTCAGGTAGCCTTCCGGGCTGGTAACCGCGCGCGGAAAGCCGATTACTGCGCCAACTGGCAGGCCTTTGCCGGCGGATTCTTCGGCTTTGTCGTAGGCAATCTTTACTGCCTTAGAGGTGGCCGCCATATCTTCGCGGTCGCTGTTGGTGGCAGACGAGAGCTGTACGATGCCGGCCTCGGTAGTGCTGGCCGCACCCGGTTTGTCCTCCTCCTGCTTCTTCTTCAAATACTGCGTCCGCGCGGCCAGTTCCTTGGCCTGCCGGTTGGCAATGCCGTTCGGCCCGCCCAATACCGGGTCGGTGGTTTCCAGCTGGTAGATACCTTCCGCCCATTGCGGGTTGCTCAGTTCTTCCGTGATATTCGCCATTTTTAAGCTGCTCCAAAGTTAAAGTTGCCGTCGTAGGCCGCCCGCCCGTTGTAACGCAGGGGGACGGCCTGATAATCCAAGGCTGCCAACAGGCAGCGTGCCGGCGCGAAGGCGGCCAGCGTTTTGCGCAACAGCGCGGCCTGGTCGTTGGTAATCACGCTGTTCATGATGATGCGGTAGTGCGCCCAGTAGCTGCCGGCACCGTAAACATGGCTGCCGTTGTAGTTGATGCTGCCGTTGTAGGTTTGGCCGTTCAGCCCTTCGATAATCCGCACCTCACCGAACCCGAGCCGCCGCACGATCTCGCGGATTGCCCACGGCGTGCCTTTGTAGCGGTGCAGCTCGTAGGCACCCTTAATCAGCTTGCGCCGCGCATCGTCGGATTCGGCCAACCAGTAGCCGTCGGCACCCAAGATGCTGCGGCTCTCGGCCAAGAGCGGCAGGTGTGCGGGGGCGACCAAATCGACCAGGCGCGGCATCAGTTGCGGCAGCTCGGCCAAATCCAAACGCAATCCTAATTCGGCCAAGGCACGGGCGCGTTGGTCGCGTTCGATGATGGCGGCGTAGGAAAGTTTGGCCATCGTCTAGCCCTCCGCCGTTTGTGCGGCAATGCGGATGGTGGTACTGGTGCAGCGCGCCCACTGGTCGGGCTTGACCACGGTCAGCGGCAGGTTATGCAGCACCACGTTGTAGACACCGGCCACTTTCAGCGCACTCATGATGTCCAGCGGCACGATGTCCAAACCGAGCCGGCTGCGGCGGGCGGCTTCATACACCGCCCATGCCTGCTCGGCCGCCGCTTTGGCGGTGCGGGCATCGGTGCCGGTAAACAGGGTCAGCTCGGCGTCCAGCGTGTAATCGACGGCGGTCGGGGCTTTGACCACTACGGTGTCGCACAGCGGGCGGCGTTTCTCGGCCGATAAGGCAGCCTGAATCTTGCCAATCAGCTCGGCATTGGGCAGGCCGTCTTTGGCCAGCACGGTTACCGCCACCCGCCCGCCTATAGGCTGGCCGCCGCCGTCGGTATCGTTGGCCACGTGCACGTCCACCACCGCCGGGCTGGCCTGCCGCGCCCAATATTGGTAGGCACCCACCGGCCCGGCTACGCTAAAGCTCTCCGGCGCCAGCAACACGCGCTCGCGGTAGGCTTCGTCGTCTTCAATTTCCACCCCGCCGGCGGAAACGGTAGTGTTGCTGACGGCCACATCAATCGTCGGATGCAGCCGCTCGGCCAGGCTGTTGATTTGGCCGACCGACCAGCCGTTGCCGACTGTTCCGGTTTCGGTGCATTCGGCGGCCACTTCGGCGCTGCTTTGGGCGGCAGTCAGCAGGGCAGCTTCAGTGGTGACAAAGCTGGTCTGCCCGGCATTGACCCGCGTGCCCTTGGGTATGGCAATTTGTTCCAAACCGCTCAATACCGCAGTAAAGCGCAGGGTGGTCAAGGCAGGCTGAGCCTGCAGGCGCGGGGTGGACACATCATCGCCGCACAAGTCCAGCATCAGGCCGGTGGCAAAGCGCGGGTGCTGCTGGCGGTAGGCTTCGTTCACCTGCTGGCGCAGCAGGTGCTCGCGGTAGGCAAAGGTGTTGATCAGCAGCCGTTCGATATGCGCCGGCTGCAACACTTTGCCCGCCCGCTGCTCGTAGTCGGCGATGGTGGCGGCTAGGGTTTGCGCCAAGTCGTCATCGACAATCTTGACTTCTTCTCGTTTTAACTTGCTCAAATCCATTTTCAGGTAGCCTCAAGCACAATGTCGGTGCGGTAGATTTCGCCCGCCACTTCATCCGCCACGCGCCAATGTACGGTCATGGTGATATGCGGGGCGTGGCCGGCAAACGTGACCTGCTCGACCAGTGCCCGCTTTTCCCATGTCTGGATGGCGAGGATGACCTCGCGCACGGTGTTGGGGATAAATTCGTCTTCCGGGTAGTCGATGTAGTCGAACCAATTACTGCCGAAATCCGGCCGCAGCACGTCGCTACCCTTGCGGGTGGCGAGGATGTTGACGATGCACTGGTTGATGTCGTCAAGGTCTTGTACGATGTCCTGCCCGCTCGCGAGAGGGGCGGGCTGCCAGTGGCGGCTGCGCGGAGTGGTCTGGGTAGTCATGGGCTTATTCTGCCTGCGCGGTGGCGGCGGGTCTTTTAAACGGGTTTAAAAAACAATCCCCGTATCGGGCGGGATACGGGGATTGTGCTGCGGGGCTTGTCCGCGGTCTTGTAAAACGTTTTCAAAAATCAGCCGGCCTGCATGCTGCCGGTGGTACCGCCGGAGTCGCCGGGGTGGACGTGGCCGGACACGCTGATGCCGTTGAGGATGATGTCGCCGTTGATGCGCACGGTGCCATCGATGCTGGCGGTATCGCCCCCGCCGCCGTTGGAGGCGGTCAGTCCGGCGGTATAGGTCAGCATGCCATTGACTGTGGTGTTGCCGGTAATCTCGGTTTCCGGCGATTGGATTTCCACTTTCGAGGCGGCCTTAACCACCACCTTGCCCGGGGTGTCGACGGTTACCTGCCCGTCGGCTCTGTTGTGGCTGATGACGGTGCCGTTGGCAAATTTCTTCAGCCACATATCGGCATCGGCGGCGGGCGTGCCGTCCTGCTCGTTATAAATCACGCCGAGGCATACGCCACCCTCGCCGCGTGCGTCCAACAGGCACACCGCCAGCGCGCCGGGGTCGGGCAGCGCGTAGAACTGGTTGCCGCCCGCACCTAGGCTGACCACCGGCAGCCAGTCGGTTTGGATGTCGTCCAAGGTCGGCACGGTTACGCGCACCGCGTGTTTGGCCGCGTCCACGGCCGAAACCGTGCCGAATTGCAGGGTGGCGGTAAAGTCATGGGTTCGCATTTTTGGCTGCCTGTTTTTTGGGTTGGGTTGCGGCGGCCGACTGCGGCGGCTCGTCCGGTACGTATTCGACCATCTTCACTTCGAGGTCGCTGGTAAAGCCGCCGCCGCGGCGGATTTCGTGCCGCGCCTGTTTCACGAGATATTTGCCGCTGAACTTGCCGAAGCCTTTAAGCTGCACCACCTGTCCGGCCACCAGCTTGGCGTTGCCCACCATCGAAAAATTACCCGCCACTTGGCTTTGCTGCGCATTGGCCAGCGCGGCATCGGTTCGGGCATTGACCTGCGCCTGGCTCTCGCCGCGGTTGGCCACGATTTTGAGCGTGTCGCCGCTGCTGGCGCGCTTGCCGCCCGGGCGCAGCGCCTTGCTGCGGCGGCGGGTGCGGCGCGTGGTCTTGCGTTTGGCATCGTAGCCGCTCACCACCGCTTCCTGCGGCACTCCTTTGATTAAATCCCGCAATCGGAAGTTTTTAATGTCCTCCGGCAGCAACACCGCCACCGGCTTTTGTTCCGCCAGCGCATCGTTGGCCTGAAAAACCAACTGCCTGCCGACAATCTTGAAGGTGTGGCCGTACTCTTTGGCCAAACGGGTCAGAAACTCCACATCACGCTCCTGATACTGGGTCACGCGCTCAATCGGGATGTGTCGGATGGTGCCGGTTACCTTTAGGTGCAACCGCCGGGCAATGCGGCGCACGATATCGGCCAGCGTGGTGTGCTCGTAGGCACGGCCGCGCTGGGTGCGGTTGGATTTGGTGATGCCGGTGGACAGCGCTTTCAGGGTAATCACGGACGGCGGGTGCTGGTACTCAATCTCGGCCAGCTCCATACTGCCCAGCTTGAGCATACCGTTAATCTGGTCGCCGATTTCCAGGCTGATTTTGTCGCCCTGCTCGGGATACCACTTTTGCCGCCAGCGGCCGTCCACGTCTTCCAGCTCCACCTGCACTTCGTCCGATTGGCCTTCCAAGTAATCGGTGTAACTCACCGATAACAAATAGGGCTGGATATCGCTGGTAATGTCCTTTTGCTCGTATTTTATGATGACCTTGGGCAGGGTCACCGGATGGCTGGCCGTACTGTTCAGGCTGCCTGAAAGCAAGGCACCCAGATGGAGGTTAGGCATCTGCATCGTCGTCTCCGTTATCGCCGCGCAGCCACGGCGGCATGTCGGCTTGGGTTTGGGGTTTGGCCGGGATAACCGGTACAAACACAGTCAGGTTGGCGGCGAACTGCTCGGCCGCAGGCAGGTGCGGATTGGCGGCAATCAGGCGGGAGATTTCCAAAGGGTTGCCGTAGTATCGCCAGGCAATCAAATCCCAGCGGTCGCCCTCGCGTGTCAGGTGTCTTAATACCGATTCGCTCATTTCGTCCCGTCCTTTCTGCCGGCCAGCCACGCGGTCAGGCTTTGCGCACCGCGTGCGCCGTTGTTCAGGCTGTCGGCGGCCGAGACAATAGCCGCCGCGCCGCCTTCCAGCCAGCCGCCCACCGTGCCGCTTTGCGCACCGTTGCGCAGCGCGGCCAAACCGCCGGAGAGTTCGCGAGCCGCCTGGCCGCCGTAGGCCAGCATTTCGGCCGCACCGGACAGGTTGCCGATGTATTTGCCGACTTCGGGCAGCCGGTTCAATTTACCCAGCGCCGTGCCGCCAAGATTGACCGCATCGCCCACCACGCCGAGCAAAGCGAGCGGGTCGTGTTTCAGCTCGCGGGCATGGTTAATCAGGGTTTGCAGCTGGCCGACTTCCTGCTCGACGCTGCGGTAGATGCGTACGCCGGTCTGCACCGCATCGGCCACTTTGGACAAAGGGGCACGCACCGACTCGGGCAACATGGCGAGCAGCGGGTTTTGGCCGTTGGTCACGCCCGGGGTCGGCAGCGGGTTGTTCGGGTCGCCGACAAACTGGGTCAGGCTCACGTCCAGCTCGCGCGCGGCGGTGCGGCCGTGGCCGTCCTGCAACAGGGTGCGGGCGGTCAGCGACTCAATCACAAACCAGCCGACAAACCTGCCGCTCCCGAAAACCAGCGACACCGCCTGCTGCGCCTCCTTGGCCGCAATCAATCCATTGTAAGCCGCGTCCACATCGCCCAGCTTCCAGTGCAATTTCAGCCCGAAGCGGATCTGCGTCAGCTCGTTGCCCATCGCCTGCAGGCGCGGCCGACCGGCCAATACCTCGTGCTTGGCATAGCTGGCGCCGTGGGTCTCTTCCAAATCGGTAAAGCTGCCCAGCAGCTCGAAGCGTACCTCGCCCAACATGGCAAACATCAGTAAGCCCTCCTAGCTTTATCGGCCATCAGCCGTTCAAACAATTGCTCAAACTCACGCAAGCCCATCTGCAAGGCTGTCTGAATCTGCCCCGCATCCCCGCCCGGCGCATTGATGGTCGGGCTGAAATGCACCGTGATGCCGCCTGCCGCAGCCGTGCCCTGCCGTGCGGCAGAGAGTTCGGCGCTGTTGGCGGCCATTGAGGCAGCCAAGGATGAAGTGTTGTCGCTGAAACGCTGTTGCAAATCCGAAGCCACAGAACCGATGGCATTGAGCGGGCGTGATGCTCCGCCGTCGATGCCCATTTGCAAGCCCTGCATCATCCAGCCGCCAAAGCGCCTAAACAGACGGCTCGGGGAGTGGATTTCGTTGCGGATGGCAAACTTGGACGAGAACCAGCCTGCCACGCCTGAGAACCATGCCTTAACCTCTTCGAACTTGGCTTTCAATCCGTTCCACAGGCCGCTGATGATATTCGAACCGAACTCCGTGAACTTGGCAGGCAGTTCGATACCGAACCATGACAATACGGCAGCAAAGGCCGAATAGAACGCGCCAATGGGCGACCAGTTGAGAATCAGGCCGAGGATGCCGAGCAGGCCGCCGTCAAAGGCGATTTTGATTTGTGTCCAGGCTGAACTAATTAACGAGAAAATACCGTCGAAAATCATGCCCCAGCCTTCAATCATCATCGGACCGATACTCAATAGTCCGTTAATCAGGTCGCCGAACATGTGCCCGAGGATGTAACCGAAGCCTTGCATACTTTCCGAGGCTTCATCATTGGATGAAAAAAAGTCCGAAAAGAAGCCTTTGACTACATCCCAAATCTGCTGCCAACCGAAAGCAATCATTTCCAAAATCGGCATGACCGGCTGGAGGCTGTCTTTAAGGCCGTCCCATAAGCCGATGAAGAAAGATTTAATCGGCCCCCAGTATTTATAGATAAGGAATGCCGCAATGGCGATGGCCGCGATGGCTGCGCCAATCGGGTTGGACATGGCCGCCATACCGACAGATGTCCAAATACGCTGCAGCCACATCATGGCACCGCCCAAACCACGCACCCTGCCGGCCATCGACAGGAAACGGGAACCGGCCACGCTCACACGACCGATACCGCGTTCCAATAAGGACATGGCACCACGCGCCTGCCGGGCGGAAAAGCCCATAATGCGTAATGCCGTTGCCCCACGCCCCATTCGCAGCAGGCGGAATACTCCGTTAAAGCGCAGTAGCGTGCCATGCAGGCCTAGGAGGCGCTGTATCAACCCCAAGCCGGCACCAGCCATCCCATTAAACAACAAGCGGACTCCGAGTGACCCAGCTTTAACGCTGACCAGGGCGATGGCGATTTTAATCAGGGTATGGATCAGCTTCGGATTGGCCTGCGCCCATTCGGTCAATTTATAGACCATCGGCATCAGGCTCTTTAGGAAACCATTGATACCCGGGAGAATCACACTCCCCACCGTGATACCCAGCTCCATCAGGCTGTTTTTAAACAGCCGCAACTGGTTGGCTGTCGTGGCCGAACGGTTGGCAAACTCCCTCTGCATAGAGCCGACGTATTTCAATTTGCCGTCGGCATCGGTTTCGCTCAACAGGTTCAGCTGCCGGTTGTACTCTTCCATCGAAGAGGTCAGCAGCAGTACGTCGTCGGCATAGTTGCGGCCGAACATCTTCAGCAGCAGCGGCATCTGCTGCTCTTTCGGCAGCTGGCGCACACGTTGCAGGAAGTCGGTAATCGCACCCTGCGCGTCTTTATCCATTGCGGCGGCAAAGCCTTTGGTGGTCAGCCCCAGCTGCTTGAGCTCGTCATCGAATTTGCCCACCCGAGCCAGTGAGAACGCCGTTACCATGCCTTTGGTGGCCTGTGCCGCCAGCTCAGGCGCCTTACCCATACTGAGGAAGGTGCTGCCCAAGGCCGCCCCCTGATTGTCGGTCAGCCCCAGCTGTTTGATGTCGCTGCCGACGCGGGTCATCACATTGACGATGGCGGCCGCCTTGGAGTTGGTATTGTCCGACAGGTAGTTGATGGCGTCGCCGAACTCCGACATGGTTTCAATCGGGCGGCGCAGTACGTTGGACATGGTGGCCATTGCCTCGCCGGCACTATCAGCCGACATATCGAAGGCCACCCCCATCTTGGCGGCATCCTCAGCAAAGCCGATCAGTTTTTCACGCGCCACGCCTGATTGACCGCCGGCTGCCACGATGGCCGCCAGCTCATCACCAGCCATTGGAATGGAGCGTGTCAGGTGCAAAATATCCCGTTCCATTGCCTTGGCTTGCTCGGGTGTATCGAAATTGACCACTTTACGCACGTCGGCCATTGCCGACTCAAACTCAATCGCCAGTTTGATTGGTACGGAAACCACACCGATGGAGGCCACAGTGCTGAGTATTTCCGATTTCAAGCTGTCACGTACCGAACGGTTGCGTTGGATGGCATTATCAATCCGACCCCGCAGGTTTTGGTTACGCTTGATCCGGCTCATGGTCTCGCCCAAACCCTCGTATTGCCGCTGTAATCGACGCAGTTCGGACGAACCTTGGCGACTACTGTCGCGGATTGCCCGACCCAGCAGCAGCTGCTCGCGGCGCAACAATGTGGTACTGCGCCTTACAAAATCCACCCCACCACCAACCGAGCGGATAGCGGCAATCGTGCTCCCAAGAGCGGCACCGACTTTGACAACTATTGATAACTCGGCAGACATGTTTTACTATCCTATAAACATAGACAGGGAAAGGAGAAAGAAATGGCAGTCATTATTGCTTTGGTCGTATTGCTCGCCTTTGGTGCCCTGTTGCTTGAAGCCGTCGGCATCCTGCTCGGCATGGTTTGGGTGGCCATATCTTGCTGCTCGGATGTCTCTGCCGCCCGCCGCCTCCGTCAGCGTTGGCAGCAGCGCGAAAAGGCAGAGCAGGCGCGCATTAACGAACACCGCCGCCCGTATGACGAACAGCGCAGCCGGGAGAACATTGCCTACTGGCAGCAGCGTTTGTCCGAACAATGATCACACCCCTTTTTTGTAGCCCGCCTTGATTTGGCGGGCTGCTTCTTTTTGGAAGTCGATAAAATCTTCCATCGTCAAATCGTCAATGGCCTGTATCGGCCAGCCATACCACCATGCCACATCGGCGCAGGCAGCCAACAGCTGCGCCGCCAATTCGGCATGGTCAGTCGGCTCAGCGGGCGACGGGTTTCTCCTGACAGAGGCGAAACCAGTCCTGAACCTGCTTGTAGTCGCTCAAATCCAGCAAATCCATGTCTTCCGGTACCAAACCAGCCAATCTGCCCGCCAAGGCGATTTCCTGTGCAGCATCACCGTCCAAACGGCTGACTGCCCGCAGATCGGCCACCTTGGCACGGCGCATGGTTAGGCTGGTCAGTTGGCGGCCATCAGCCAAAACAACCGGCACATTCAAAGTAATCGTGGTGGTCATACCCAAATCTTCCTGTATTTTCTGTGCTTCGTTCTGAGCCATTTTTGCAATCCTTTTTCAAATTGGCCGGGCGGCGCGGCCTGACAAAACCGCCGGTGGTAAATAAAAATCCCTACATCGGATTTGATGTAGGGATTGTCGCTTGCGGGAGCTTTAAAGGTCTTTTAAACGGCTTTAAAAAACTATGCCCCGATATTGCGCCGGTAGGTCTCTTCCACGTCCACGCCGTCCACGCGGTATTCGTTGCGCAGGGCGTTGTAGTACAGCACCTCGCGCCCGTCCAGCACTTGGCGGATTTCAGTGGTCTGGTAGGTGCTGGAGAACTCCGCTTTTTCTTTCGGTTTGTAGCCGCCCAGCGCATTCTTGCTGAAGGTGGCAGTTACCATCGTCACCAGCGGCACCTCCTTCTTGCGGCCGGTGGTGTCGTAGGTCTCCACGTTGGCGCGCACCATCAGCTGTACTGCCTTGTAGGGGTTGGCCGCCTTCCTAGCCACTTCGGGGAAAAAGCTGTTCCAGGTAATCTCGCCCTCGAGTGCGGCCACGCCCATCGGCAGCTTGACCGTGCCTTTCAGCCCCAGTCCCTTGTACTCGTCCTGCTCAAACTCAAACTCCGGCAGTTTGAACTCGCTGGCCTTGCCCAACAGGTCGTTGCCGTCGATGTAGACGTTGGCGTTGTAAATCACTTTGATATCGGACATCTTTCATTCCTTCCTTATCGTTGGCTGACCAAGTTGGCCAGATATTTGCGGGTCATCACGCTGGCATTGCTGATGCGCTCGGCCGGCAGCTTGGGCGTGTATTCGTACTTGATCGGCACTTGGCCTTTGCTGAAAGCATCCACCAAGTCGTAGTCGTAATCCAAGTCCACGCTGTAGCCGACGATGGATTGCAGGGTGCCCAGATAGGTGCGGATGGAGCCGAGCAGGCTGTCAATCAGGGCATCGTCAATCGGGCGGTCGATATACTGCAATTCGAAGCGGCGGATGGATTCGTCGATCACGTCGCCGGTGCGCTGCGCCACTTCGAAGTTCTTAATGTGGCTGACGGTCGGCCAGCAGGCCAGGCGGTTGCCCCATAGGCGGTAGCCTGTGCCGTAGCTGTTGAACACCGTGGTGATGCCTTTTTCATTCAGCCGGTTGGTATCGCTCTGTGGGTCGTCAGCACGGGCGGCCAGCGGCATTTCGATACCGGTCACGCCCAACAGGTCACGGTTGGACGAGCTGTACCAGTAGCCCTGTTCCACGTCGGTCTTCATCCTCAAACCGGCGGCGTGGGTGGCCAGGCTTTCCACGCCGAGCAAACCCAGCACATAGGGATAGAACAGCATCATGCGGTCGCTGGAGGTTTGGAAGTTGATGCTGCCCAACGGGCCGCGGCCTTCGATGGCCTTGCTCAGGGTGGTCTGCTGCGGGGCGGCGGCGTAGCCGATGGCCTTAATCTGCTCGGCCAGCACTTCGATGGCGGCGCGGCATTTGGCGGTCTTGTCGTACTCGGGGACGATGATGATTTTGGCATCGGCGCCGAAGCGGTTGAAGCCTTCAATCACCGCCTGCAGGCCGGTGCGTTTGCCGGTGGCGGCCACATAGGCGCCGATGATCTCTTCTTCGGTTACCTTGGACGGGTCGGTGTAGGTATAGCTGATGGTCGGCGTGGTCGGTTTGGTTTTGAACACAATCTCGCCGGTCAGGGCATCGGTAACGGTGTAGTCGCTGCCCTCGTTCAGGGCGCTGGCACCGTCTTTTACCGTGTAACCCGGTTGCAAGGCCGGATGGGCGGTGCGGGCGGTCAGGGTGTCGGCATCCACCGTCAACGCCTCGTCGGCCACGCTGCTCTTATGCTTGGCCGGGTCGCACACATTGACCACATAGGCGGTGCCGGCCTTGTAGCGGGTAAAGATATTGGCGGCATCGGGCAGGGTAAAACCCTTGCCGGTTAAGCTGCTGCCGAATGGCAAGAAATCACGGGCGGCGGCGCATACGGTCAGCGTATTGACCGCACCGGCCGGAGCCGTGCCGACCATGGCGGTAATCGCGCCGTCGGCGGTGTAGATCGGGCTGGTGCCGCCGTCGATACGTTTGGTTTCCGTACCGTGGTGGAAAGCTGCGGACATAATAATCTCCTAGGGTTTGGGTTTGATATCGGGGTTGAGCGGCCGGCCTTGCTGCCGCAGGTACAGGCTGCTGACTTTGGGTCGGGTATCCGCCGGGCGGCGTTCGACCTGCTGGGTTTCGGTTTGGGCAATCAGCTGGTACTGCCATGCCCCGCCTTCTTCAGCCAAAAACTGCTCGCTGATCAGGTGGCACGGCTCGCAGTCGGGCGGGCGGTAGCCGGTGATGGCCAGCCGCAATGCGTCGAGCAGATCCAAGGCTGCACCGTCATGGTTCAGGCCGCGCCCGAACACGGTCAGTGCCAGTGTGACGTCGCGCTGCTGGCCGATTAGGCCGAGGCCGTCCGGGCGGGCAAACTTGCTGCCTTGATAACCGACCAGCACCGCACCCAGCGGTGCCATAAAGCGGTAGCCGGCCGGGTCGTCGGGAAACAGCTCCACCGTGTAGGCGGGCAGCTCGGCGGCCAAGTAATCGCGCACGGCGGTCAGAATCGGGCGGGTGGCAGACATCAGTAGCCTCCCCAGTTTTGCTTGGCATTGCCGCGCACCCGGTAGGCACCGCGCTCGGCCTGCGGCCGCTCGGTATCGCTGGCCAGCTCGTCGGCACGCACGCCCAAATGCAGCTTGCCGTCGCGTACCTGCGCCAAGAGCTTGAGCGCGTTGTCGTAGGCTGCCTGCAGAGGTTTGGGGAACTCGGCAGTGTTGATGCGGCGGGTATGCAGCCAGTAGCGCGCGATGTCGCTGCACACCGGCCTCAGGATGCTGGGTACCGGCTCCAGCGGCAGGGTGTAACGACCCATCAGGTAGCCGTCGGCAATTTCGCAGGCATAAGCGATGGCTCTATCCACCACCGCCCAGTCCGGCTCGGTGCTGCCGCCGATATCGTTGGTCAGTTGGGTCAGCTCGGCCAGGCTGACGGCAGCCTTGATGTCTTCGCGCGTGATGTACATGGCCTAGTCCTTTTTGCCTCTGCCGCGTGCTTTGGACTGTTCTTCAGGCTGCTCGGCAGATTCTGCCGGCTGTTCGGTTTCAGCCTGTGCCGGCTGCTCTGTCTCGGCAGGCGCGGTTTCGGCCTCAGCCGGTTGTTCGGGCTGGGTCGGTTCGGCAGGCGGCTGTTCCGGCGCCGGTGTTGTGCCGTCCGGCTGGTAGCCGGATGCGGCCAAGTCTGTGTCCGAGATGCTGCCTGCGGTCACATGTGCGGCCACCAGCTCATACTGCTCGGGGGTCAGGTCTACAGCTTCGCCGGCTTCGACACGGAATTCCTTGCCCTCAGCATCAGCCAAAATCAGCGGGGTGTTGGCGATATAGGTTTTAATCATGGTCAGGCTCCCAGTTTGATGCGGATGACTTCGTTGGCGCCGACGGCGGCGTCCAAAGCGCGGCCGAGAGTTACGGCGGAGGCGGCCTGTTTTACCGCGCAGCCCTGCGCGTCCGAAGCCACGGCATCGCCCGCTGCTAATGCGCCGCCGGATTCCACCCGCACGATGCCCAGTGCATCCACGGCCAAGCTGTCGCCCTGATCGGCGTCGTATACCGACACACCCAAGGCGGGCTGCCCGGCGGTGGCCTGTTTGCCTTCAAAATTCACGAAACGTTTCTGTACGATGGGGGCTGCCGCGATGATGGTTTCGGTCAGCACTACCTTTTTGGTTTTTGCCATTTGTCTTGCTCCTGTATTTGGCGGGCTACCTGAATTTTCAGGTAGCCTTTCGGTTGATTTAAGCCACCACGTCTTTCAGCAGGTAACCGCATTTGCCGCCGGTTACCACAGCCTTTTTGATGTCGGTGTAACGTACATATTCGACCTTGCCGCCCACGCCTTCGTAAGTGTCGATGAAGGGCAGGCCACTGCGGCGGAAGGTGTAGCCGAAGCTGGGGTTGCCTTCGTCTGCCGGCTGTCCGGCGCTGTTGGCACCGCGGATCTGCAGGCTGACATGGTTGCCCCACACGTTGGCAAATTGGCCGTTGGCGGTCAGGCGGCTCTCACCGATGATGATGTCTTCCAGCTCGAACAGGTCTTTGAGGATGTCGAGCGTAATGCGTTTTTTATCGTTGGCACCCAGCTGCGCCTGCAGCTTCGGGTGGTAGCGCAGGTGTTTCAGCACGCCCGCACCAATAACCATGATGTTCGGACGCAGACCGACCGCTTCAGCGATTTTGTCCTTGGCGGTATCCACGTCGGCGAGCGGGTTGCTGTTGGCCTGGTCGCTCCATTGGCTGGTGCCGCTTAAGGTTCTGACGTGGCCGGAAGCGTAGCTGGAGGCGTTCTGCACCAATCCGGCCACAATGACTTCGTTTTTCAGCAGCACGCCGTCTTTCACGCGGCGGGCGGCCTTGGCCTTCTGACTGAAATAGGCTTCCTTCTCGGCGCGGTAGTCCACGCCGGCAGCCAAGTCGTGCTCTTCCAGCGTAACGGTTTCCCAGCCGTTGCCGTCCAACACGATTACATTGCTGTCGGCACCGATGGCGCGGCGGGTTTCGTATTCCTCAAACGCGGCTTTGCCGTGGGTGGGGAATTTGACGATTTCGGCTTCCACCTGTACCACCGGGAACACCGTTTCGGCGATAAAGCGGTTGGGGGCGTAGCCCTGCGCCACAGTGGTCAGGATGGGGGAAACGCCCTGCAGTTTTTTCAAATAGTTTTGACTCATGGTGTCAGTCCTTATTTCATGCAGCGGAATACTGCTTGTTCATAGGAAATGCCTTCTTTGGCCGCTAGTGCCTGGGCACGTTGGTGTAATTCCAGCTCGGACGGGTCGGCATGCTCGGCAAAGTCCAGGCTGCCTGCCGCCTGTGCTTCGCCGCCTCTAGCCATTTCGCCGGTCGGCAGCTGCTGCGGCAGCACCGCCGCCAAAAACTCGCGCAGCGCAGTGCCCAGCGGCTTGGCTGCCTCACCCTCGCCGAAGTCGGCGGTGGTGTGCTCGGGGTGCTCTGCAAAATCCAGCACCTGCACCACCAAGGCTTTGTCGGCAGGTTTCAGGCGGCCTTCTTTTACTAAGCCCTCGGCAAAGTCGGCGTTTTGCTGGTGGGCGGCATCGCGCAAATCTTTCGCCTGCTCGTCTTGCAGTTTTTTCAATTCGGCCTTGGCCTGGGCGGCATCGGCCTCCGCCTTCTCACGTGCGGCCTTTTCGGCAGCCAGTGCGGCGACTTGGTCTTGTTCAGACATGGGAGACTCCTTATGGTCGGTTGGGTTGGGGGTGGGAGGGGGATCGGCAAACAACACCGGGTCGGGCGGCAGGTCAGGCCGGGCGGCCATTTCCTTAATGCCTTCGATTTCCCAGTCCGGCACCACCTTGTCGGCGGCGTCTTGGCCAAACTGGGCAATCAGCCATTCGCGCATATTGCGCCACAGCCGGGCGGCGATACCGTGTGCCGCCTCGGAAAACTCAATCACGCCGTCCTCGGCTTCGCCGAACTCAATCGCCCGCAGCCCCTTGACCGCCGGGGCGTGTGCGCCGAGAAAGCCGACATGGCGCAGGTAGTAGCTGTCCGGTACCGGATTGTTCGGATGGCCGGGCGGCCAAAAGGAGGCGGATACCTTCTTGTAACGTCCGGCACGGACGGCAGCGGCAAAGCCATCATCCATTTGGGCAAACTCGGCAGTCAGGCTGCCGCCGTCGGCCGCCAGCTTCGGCACCCAGCCGTAGGCCGGGGCGTTCATGGCCGGATGACCGATGACAATCGGCGCTTCGTGCAGCTTCGGGTCGTACACCTCGGCGGCACGCTGTACGTCGGCATCCGTGATGTTCCACCGGCTGCCATCGGCACTGATGCGCTCGCCACTTCGAAAAATCTCAAACATAAAAAATCCCCATCACTCGTGTTAAGCGAATGATGGGGCATGGGCTGCCTGAAAGTCCTTTAAACGGGTTTAAAAAAATACCTCCGAAGCCAGTATCGCCAAATTTGCGTTTTAAGCGCGTTCGGGCGGCGGGATAAGCAAACGTACCAAACCATAAAAAGACATCGGTCAGGAACGTTCCTGACCGACCTTGTGCGCGTTTTAATCTGTTTTACTCCCTTTGCCTTTCCCTTCATCGAACAAATCCTGCTGTGCGGCGTCGATTTTAGCCTGTCGTACCCGTTCGATGATGCGGTAAATCCACTGCTCCGAAAACCCGTACTCGCGTGCCAGCTCTTTTTGATTGGTACCATCGAACTTGTCAAAGATTTCTACGTCGCGCTCGTCGATGTCCCACAGCACCCCGTGCGGGATATACAGGTTCTGTCCGCCCCATTCCCGCGCCATACGTTTGGCCACATGGTTACCGATGGTTTTGGCCTGCTTTTTGTCCGCCACCCCGGCAGAATGCACTTCCTCTCCGACCTTGGCCGCCAAATCGGACAGCAGCTCGGCCACCCTTGCCTGCGTCATGTTCCCGCTCCTTCCCGCGTTACTCGCTGTTTCCATTTTTTCAAATGCTCAATCACTCGTGAGGCATCGTCCACGCTCAGCCAGCCCTGATAGTCCACGCCGGTCATGCGGCTGACGAAACGGGCCAGGCTCAATTCGCTCGGGCTGCGCACCGCGCCCACGCGGGGCCGCTCCCGCCACCACGCG